CACATTTGGCAACGCGCCAGCAGTGGAAGAGCAACCCATCAAATCAAAGGTGCTGAAATGGAAACAGTGATTGCATTCGTACTTGGCGGCTTGATTGGCATCGCGGTGCTGATACTGGTAATTAGCATCGCCATCAAGGTGCTGCTTGACGATACCGAGGTGAAGTGATGCCTCGGCCAAAATCAGAATTAACCACCACGCAAAAGCGCATTGGCGCAAGACTGACGCAGTGGCAGTATCAGGAATGGGTATTACTTGGCGGCACAAAGTGGCTCAAGCAAATGCTGGCAGAGGCCAGAAAAGAGAGGTTGCAGACATGATTGAATCAATGAAACAGGCACTTGAGGCGTTGAAAGATGTTGGCGTTTTGACCGACAGAGAATGGCAAGCAGTTCACAAGAACAAAGCCAACGAATTACGCCAAGCCATTGCAGAGTTGGAAAGCCAAGAGCCTGTGGGGTGGCATCTTATTGAAGCCTTGTATCCGCAAGGTGAACGATTGGATATTCGTATGGGTGATGGCTCAATTCTCTGTAATTTATTGCCTCAAGCTGATGGCGATTTATGGTGGGATGGTTCTGGTACAGGTGAAAAATTTATTGACCCTGTATATGCGGACGTAACGCATTGGCGTATTCATTCCAACACCGCCCCACCACAGCGCACATGGCAGGGGCTGACGGATGAGGAAAAACACAAAATTTGGTACGAAATGCAAAACATCATGGGTTGGTATTCATTCCAAGAAATAGCCCAAGCCATTGAAGCCAAACTCAAGGAACGCAATATATGAATTCACCTTGGGACTACAAAGGGCAACCCTCAATCTGGACAAGAGATGCCGAACTGAAAATGATTAATGTTGGGAAAATGATTGGTGCTAAACGCAGAGAACAACTGAAAGCAAAAGAAGTTCAAGGACATCATCCATATCAAGCAAGGAAAAACAAGAAATGACACAAGATGAAATCATTGAAATGGCTAAACAAGCTGGAATGTATGGGCTTGTTGAAGGCGGTTTAATTGAGGAATTTGAAGTCTTTGCCAAACTGGTAGCCGCCAAAGAGCGTGAAGCCTGTGCAAAGGTGTGTGAAGAAATAAAAAATAAATACAACAACCTTGGAGATTCTGCTGAAAGAGTAGCTGTTGAATGGTGTTTGGAATCCATCAGAGCCAGAGGAAACGCATGAAATCAGCATTCGATTACAAAGGTCAGTCATCTGTCTGGTTGACAGACACAAAGATGAAGCGGTTTAAGCAAGGAGAGGAATATGCCAAGCGCAAACAAGACAAGCGTGGCATCCATGAGCAAAACCAAGTCTTTATCTACTCAAAAGCACTGTCCAACAAAAAATGATTCAGCAAATCAGAACATTCTTTGGTCGCCAAAGAGGTGAAAGCGGCAAGCGCAGAACCGATGTAAAGATGGGCGTTGCTTGGATTTGCTTGCTTTGCGGCAAAGTGTTCACTAACAAGTCACTTGCAGACATTCATAAATGCACTAGGGAAATCCCCTATATCAATTACGATAATGTCTGACAGAATACACACATTGATAGGTTTTTTAACAGGAGTGAATGATGGATTTTGAAAGAGAAAAGTGGATGGCACTGCAAGACCTGAACCCTTCAGATGTTGCAGATGCGATATGCGATAGTCAGGCTATCGTAGAAGCAATACAGTCAAACGCATGGGCTGATGTTGCAGACATGGTTCGATCACGAGTCGAACTCAAAGCAGAGAGACTTGCACAGTTAGCCTGTGATATTCCTTTGACAAAATGGATTGACAGCGAGGAAGAACTCGAATTGTGGCGTTATTACAGAGCAGAATTGGCTCGTGAAGCAATTGCACAGAACACCCCCAAATTACCTAAAATCAACCCTTACGAGAGAGGTCAGCAATGAAAACCAAACTCAACCTTGAAAGAATCATTGAGGAGCATTCCAATGAGCAATATTGTGCGTTCTGTATTAAGCCTCGTAATTCATCACTCAAATGTTGCGATGACCCATTTTTTATCTTATTTTCAGATTTGGACACCTACACTCAGTATGAAAGAGCGCACGAAATTGCGACAAAAGGCGGCTAAACGCATGAAAGAGAAGCCTAAGACGCAAAGGATGGTTATGCCATCCAAACCAATCACCGACCCTACATTTGGGTATGTGAACTCAGCCCTGACCGATGTGTCAGAAACATGGAAGAAGCATTCAACAGGAGTGAACAATGCTGGATTATTCAACAATCCTAATGCGAATGGAAAGAACCACAAAGAGTCTGGAGCAGAAATGTCTCCACAAAAGATTCGCAGGGTTCAATAAAGATATTGCCCAGATGCACAGCGATCTAACGCTGTTGGCAATGTGGGCAGTAAATCAAGAGGCGATGGATATTTTTAACGATGTAATGGGAGTCAAGGAATGAAACAAGAACAGGTGTTAAGTCTTCTCAGTAAGAATGTCAACGAACATACTGAGAAAAAAGCAAATTTGACATATCTTTCATGGGCGTGGGCATGGGCAGAAGCTCTCAAAGCAGACCCCGATGCTGTCTACAAGGTTGAGATGTTTGGTGATAAGTGTTACATGGACATTAACGGCACTGCAATGGTGTTCGTCACAGTCACTATGTTTGGCAAACCAATGACTTGCCAACTTCCAGTGATGAATCATCTTAATAAAGCAATCGTAGACCCTGACTCATTTGCAGTCAATACCGCCATCATGCGTTGCATGACTAAAGCGTTGTCTTTGCATGGATTGGGCTTGTATATCTATGCAGGAGAAGACTTGCCTGAAGGTGAGGGTTCAGACATAGATGTAGGAATGATGATTGACCATTTGGCGGCTATTGAAGCGGCATCCACCATTGAGGAGTTGAAGAATGTTTACACCACTGCTTACAGTGCTTGCGGTTCTGATAAGGCTTGGCAGAAAAAAGTGATTGATGCTAAAGAAAAGCGTAAAGGAGCATTGAAATGAAAAACCCACCAGCATTTCCAGTTGGGCTTGAGGCTTTTGGTGAGGACAAGGTAGGCATGACCCTGCGGGACTACTTTGCGGCAAGAGGAATGGAAACACTGATGACAAAAGTTGTTTCTGAATTGGAAAGAAAACATCATTCGATTAAAGATGCACAACAAATACAAAATGTTTATGCATCAATGTGCTACGCAATGGCAGACGCAATGTTGAAAGCGAGGGAAGCATGACAACAAAAGAAATACTTAAGCTGGCTATAGACTGTCATACAAAAGCAAAAACAAGAGATTTCAGGGGGCAAATGAAGCCGTTTGAGTCTTGGATGGTGACTTGGATTATTGAGTTTTATAAAGTTTCGACTAGCATGGAGCGTGAAAATTGTGCAAAACTATGTGATGAATTTCAAGAGCGTGATGTTGGTATGCAACCCGCCGAATGTGCTGGTGCTATCAGACAAATGGAGGTGGTATGAGTGATATTGAACAAGTTTTAGATAGATTAAATTTTGATAAAGAAACAGGTCAATTCTTCTGGATTAAACCAAGTAAATATAATTCGCACCTAGTAGGCAAAATTGCTGGCGGAGCTAGAGCTAGTAGTACTAAGGCAAATAAAAAATATTGGGTAATTAAATTAAATGGTAAATTCTATAAAAGAGGAAGACTTGTTTATTTGATAACTCATGGTAAATGGCCTGAGCCATGTATAGATCATATTAATGGTAATTCATTAGATGACAGACCTGAAAATCTTAGGTCAGCAACAATAACAGAAAACAATTGGAATCATAAATCTAGAAAAAAAAGAACAAATCTTCCAATGGGAATTCGTTCTAATCCAAATGGCTCTTATACGGCAAGAATTGCAGTTAATAAAAAACGAATTCATCTTGGATGTTTTAAAACGATAGAAGAAGCCAAGTCTGTTTATCAGAAAGCAAGAAAGGAAATGTATGGACAATTTGCCTGAAGTTACTCAGCAATCGCCCGAATGGTTTGCACAGCGTTGTGGAAAAGCTACTGCTTCTCGTATCTCTGACATTGTTGCCAAGACAAAGACAGGCTACAGCACCAGTAGAGCAAACTACATGGCACAGTTGGTCGTGGAGCGCATGACTAACCAAGTAGGTGAGTCATACTCAAATGCCGCAATGGAATGGGGTGTCGAGAACGAACCCTTTGCCAGAGCCGCATACGAGGTTAAGACAGGCAATACAGTCGATCAGGTAGGTGCTATTGACCATCCACGAATTGCCTTGTCTGCCGCCTCTCCTGATGGTCTGATTGGTGACGATGGATGCTTAGAGATTAAGTGTCCTAACACCTCAACCCATATCGACACTATTCTTGGTGATGAGCCAGCAAAGAAGTATTACGACCAGATGCAGTGGCAAATGGCGTGTGCAAACAGAAGTTGGTGTGACTTTGTGAGTTTCGACCCACGAATGCCAGCGCACCTTCAACTGTTTGTCAAAAGAATCGAGCGCAATGATGTCTATATTGCAGAACTCGAAAGTGAAGTTATCCAGTTTCTTGCGGAAGTGGATGACAAAGTTAAAAAACTCAATGAAATTAAGGTGTAAACATGGAACAGCGTGACAATAGTGGCGTACTTTTTAAAAACGACAAAAAGGAAAAAGACAATCATCCCGACTACAAAGGGAACATTCGTGTGGGTGGACAGGAATTCTGGCTCTCAGCATGGATTAAAGAGGGCAAGAACGGCAAGTTCATGGGACTAGCTGTCAGCCCCAAGGAAGACCAACCAAGCCAGCCTCAAAGCAAGCCTAAAGCTAGGATTGAGGATATGGATTCTGACATCCCGTTTTAATTAGAACGGAGGGGAAAGCGTAAGTGAGTACCCACTAACTTAACAGGAGTGAATGATGAGTAAACTTGACGATATACATTTTGGCGGTGAAGTGAAAAGATTTTTTGACTTGCCTATCTTCAACAGGGTTAGGAATTCAGACCCTATCACCAGTTACGAGTCAGCAGACTCAGCCAAAGACTTGGCATCCAAGCATTTCAGCATGATTGTGGACACTTTAAAGGCTCATGGTGCGCTTGGAAAGGATGGTATAGCCAGACTTAGCGGCTTAGACTCAAATCAGGTTGCAAGGCGTTTAAACGAGTTGTCCAAAATGGACTTGATTGAATTGACAGGGCGTACAGTTAAGTCAAAATCAGGGCGCAACGAAAGAGAATGGGCGGTGAAAAATGTTAGCTAACATACTTAACATAATTCTGCTTATGGCAATAGGTGGAGCAGTCCTCATCATTGGTATATGGGTCATACTCCACCTATTTGACGACTCAAGCCATTAAAACATCAATGGCGTGTTGAGTTCTGGCAACCCTGTCATCTAATCCATGCGTACCACCATTGATACGCTTTGTCAGGGTTGTCATGTCATTGGCATCAGCAAACTGGTTCAGCTTGTTCTTGTCCCAAAACCAGCCAGCAGACAAAGCCGCATACTGAGGACTAGATACCAAGTCAGGGTCTTCCACTAGATCAACTCCCAAAGCCTCTCCACAAGCTCTGTAGTTGTCTTTGCCTGTCAACTGAATCAAACCCCTGCCACGATACTTAAACCCGTCTCCAGAGGCTTCATTTCCATTGCCCATGCGGTCAGCGTAGACCTTGTTGGCAATCTTCTCAGGATTGCGGTGGTATGGCTGTGCCACATCCAAAGATGGGAAACGCTTAGGCCAAACCTTAGTCAATCCTTCAGCAGAATAGTTCAGGTTTTCTTTGAGAGCAGTGAATCCACCGCTTTCGTGAGCGCATTGCCCCAAGAAACAAGCCTGTCTTTCAGGCGTTGAAATGTCGAACCGATCAAAAGTTTCATTGATTGCATCTATCCACTCCTCTGCCTTGATAGGCGTTATCTTTAATGCTTGGGCTAACTGTTCACTGTTCATTTGCTCTCCTTCTGGTTAATCATTTCTCTGACTTGGTTATAGGTTGCGATACAGGCGTTGAGCTTTCTGGCTGTGAGATCGGCTTCGTCTGCGATGGCGAGAATATCTCTAGCAGTCTCTGGCTGAAGTTCGGCTGTTGGGGGGTCAGATCGCTCGGCAACGGGGGCATCTGAGGTGGCTGATAAGGTTGGGCAGGAGGTCGCTTTGACAGGAAGCCGCAACCGCAAAGCACCAGAGTTAATGTCAGAATCACGCTTTTGAATGACAATTTTTGCATTGTTGTTTGCCTTTACGAGTTCAGTTGCTTGTTTTTGCACCGCTGTCACCAGTGCCTGTTCCTTTTGCCTAGCCTCAAGGTTAAGTCTGGCAATCTCCATTTGCTGTTTAGCAAACTCATCATTGCCACCCTTCCAATAGCCTCCACCAAAGCTACTCAGCACCGCCAAAACGATGCCAAGTAACACCCAAGGGTTGAATAAACTCATTCTTTGGCTTCCAACTTAGGCTCATTGTCAGAGTCAGCATCTGCTTTGGCAATAGCCTTAGCACTGGCAGACACAGCACTACGACCAGCCACACCACCCAAAACACCAGTGATAAACACCATGATGGTATTGATTTGCTGTGTATATACCTTGTCAATTGCCGCCATGCCATTCATGGGCTGAGTGACAAACGAAACTGAGTACAGGAACATTGCCACTGAACCAAGAAGAATCATGGTCAAAGAGAAGATCACGATTGCCCAAATTCTGACTTCAATTTCTTCAGCAGTCATGCGTGTATTTTGTTTGTATCCAACTGTAGGCATCACTTTTTCTCCATTTCAGGTTTAACAAGTTGCTCAGGGCAAGTGCCTGTTGCAACACAAATAGGGGGTTTGCACTCAACATTTTCCCAATTTTTAGGGTCTTGGCACTTATATCTAAACCTGTCTTCACAACCCATCAAAAGTGTCAAAGCAATTAAACAAATAACTCTCATTTCTCTTTCTCCCTCTCTTTTTGTTCCACTTGTCTTCTCAACTTCTCAACCTTTTCTACTTGAGACTTTGCTTCATTCTTTGTCTCCAAGATGTCAAGATAAAGAAATGCCATCAAAGGCAAAAGCAACGCAATCAGTACGCAAGCCGCAATCCAACCCATTACTTCTTCCCCCAATGGCTTACGAACACGAACCACATCCACAGGTAAAGGAGGAATATAGAAGTCACTACCACCGCCGCTAGCTTTGCTTGTAGGTTTCTTTCTTCCTCTTTGCGTAGCCATTGCTCTTGCCTCTTTATCGCTTCTTCTCTTAACCTTGCCTGAGTTTGCTCCTCATCAATCTTGTCTTTCATGTTGAAGACTTCTGAGTACAGTGCGCCCATCTCAGGAGGGCTTTGATACACCATGCACTCACGAATCTGCACCACCAACGCTTCCATCTCTTGCTGTGCCATGACCCTCTTTAAAGCCGCTTCCATGTGGTTTTGTTCAGGGTCATAGACTGTCAAACTCTTTTCTTCTTCTTCTCTGATGTGTGCCGCCAACTGTTCTTGAAGTCTGAAAAACTCAGTCAAATTCTTGACAATATCAACTTTTACTTGGGTTTCGTCAACGGCAACAAACTTTTCCTTCTTTTTCGCCACAGACTTTGAGGCTTGTGGGGATGCAGTTGTTTTTGGCTTTTGTCCAAAGATTGATAGAAGTTTCCCCCAAAATCCTCTGACTTCTTTTCCAATGGCAACGACTTCATCAGCAGTTGCCTTGATCTCAACAAAAGACTCTTTGGCTTGCTTGTAGAGGTCACAGCCAGCCTGAATCTGTTTGACAAGTCCTGCCGCAAGGAGGCAAATGCTGATTGGATCAATTTTGTATCCTTACTGTGTTTCAAGAAGTTTTAAAGCATCTTCAAGTTCTTTCAAGCTCGGCTCTGCTTGTTGAGATTGTGGTTGTGGCTCTTGTGGCTCTTGTGGCTCTTGTGGTTGTGTTTGACCCATCATTCCACCAGCCCTAGCACTTAAAATAGCAGAACCTTTTGCCAATGTTGCCAAAGCATTAATCGCTTTTTTAGTCATTGTTTTTTCTGTTGCCAAATCAACCATTGCTTGTCTGTAATTTGGATTAAAAATAACATCAGCAAAATCAGAAGGATTTGCAACCAGATTGCGTAGATAAGGAATTGTTTCTTTTGATGCAAGACGGACTTGTGCGCTAGCACCAGCAGCACCAGTAAGCCCATAGGCTTCAGCACCTGTCACGCCAGCCATTTGAGGTGATTCACTAGACAAAACTCGCTGCATCCAGTTCATTGCTAATTTTGCTTGGTTTAAATCAGCAGAAAATGGAAAAAGATCATTAAGCGTACTGTCTTTTTTATTAAGCTCTGTTAAAACTGTTTTTATGTTAAATGTTGGGTCTGTAGCAGCACCACCTTTAATTTGAGCAGAACTTAAAATATCATCAAATTTTGATCTGCGAATTGAATTTAAAACCCCCGTTACATGAGTGTTTGGATTACTTTGCATAACCTCTAATAAAAATTTTCTTTGAGATGGAGGCATTGTTTTAAGGTCTCTCATTACGTCTTCAGGTACAAGTTCAGTTACCTTGTCTTTATCAAATGCTTTTGTTAATGGCCTATCAGCAAATTCTTCAATACGAGCAATATTTGTTTTGAATTTATCTCTCGCAGCTACTAATTTATCTGCACCCGGAACTTTATTTGCAATAGCTTGATCTAGTGATTCTCTAAAGCCATTCAAAACTGCTATAGAAATGTTTTTTACTTGACCCGGAGCAACACCTTCAAAGATATTTCCTTTACCAAAATTAGCTTTTCCTGAGTAAACAGCATCACTCCATGTAGATAAATTCTTTTGTAAACGATCAATATTTATTGATAGATTTTGTGCAGGAGTGCCGGGAATAACATTGACTGTTGCTGGTTGACCAGTAGGGCCAAGAATTGTTGATGGAATAGTTTGAGTAGGAGTTGCTGGAATTGCATACTCATCAATAATGCGTTGCATTGCATTTTTTAAAGGGTCAAGTGCCCCAATTTCAGGAGGAAGTTCACCTAATTTACTTGTAATTGCATCAACAACAGGAGTTGTGTCAATCATTCCTCCGGCATTTTTAGCCGCAGTAAAATCAGTTTTTGCATCTGATCTTAATTTGGAGGTTAAAGATTTTCCATAGTTTTTAAATGAAGTAAATACTTCTTGCGTTGTTTGTGTTGGATTTAAAGTCTTGCCACTAACTTTTTTAAACAAATTTGTTAAATATGATTCAACATCAGTAGCTTGCGCTTGTCTAAATTGAATAGGGTTTTGTCCTGAAGCTGGAGCAGATTCTACTAATGCTTCTGTAGATAATTGAGGACGATTTAAACTTAATTCACCGGGGGTTAAACGACCAACTTCTGCCAATCTTTGAGTTTCAGCAATAGATGGGAATGCTCCTTCTGGCTTTGTAATTATGCTACCAGCAGTTTTTAACCCTCCTTTAACAGCATAAGGAGTTGATTGCAGTGCTAGTTGAGCCAATGGACTATCAGGAGCTACTTGTTGAGCAAATAGCCCTGTAGTACCACCAACACCAAATTCTCCCGCAATTCCAAGAGGAGTTTTAGAAAATAATCCCGGAACGCCAACGGCAGTTAATAGTGCGGCTGGCGCACCAGCTTCAGCAAACTGATATGCACCCCTATATCCGGGTATTGATTGAAGATTTATACCAGTAAGTTTACTAAGAGCTTGCTTAATCCCAGTTGAAGAAAATGCACTTGGGTCTTTACTTTCTTTAAGGTAATCATACAAATTACCCCACCCACCAATAACACTAACAATTCCACTAAGACCTTTTAAAGAAGATTCACCAAATTTTTTAAATTCTTCTAAAGTTGTTCCTTTTAAGTCTAAAACACTTTCAGTAGACGTGGTGTCACCACGCTTTTGAAGTTCTGCTTCAAGTTCAGCTAAAGTTGCCATGTTTATTCCTTATTTAGACTCACGTTTTTTTGCTTCTATTGCATCTTCCAATTCTTGTCTTGTCATTTGATTAACTGGTTTATTAGAAATATTTGATTTAGGTGCTTCTAAATCAATCAGGAAAGGAGACTTATAACCACGCAAACTATACTTGTTATCGTAGAAATAATTCTCCATTGCATCCGCATCTTTAACAACTTTTCTAGCTCTTTCTAACAAGAAATTGATAAGGTCTGCATTTGTTTTTGTTCCTTTTTCCAAGGCAGGGCCAATGGTACGTGCAAATTCTCGGTCTGTATCTGTGGGGTTTGAACCAAGAGCTTTAATAAACGAAATAACACGTTCACCTGCAAGGGCGTTAAATTTATCAGCATTTCCAAGTGCTTCATCATCTTTAGAACTTGTTAAACCAAATGTTGAGAATACACGTAAAGCCCCAACACGTACAGCCGCTCCAGAACCAGAAATAGGTTGAGGAGTTTTTAGCAGTTCTTGCAATAAACCAGCTTGTTCAATAGCTTTAGCTGCTGATACTTTTGCTGAATCTACTCGTTTAGCACTTAATTCTGCGATAGTTCTAGCTCCTTCATCAGCTCCTTTGGATTCTGAAGTAGCAGTAACAGTTGAAGTTGTTTTGTCAATGCCACCGCTATAAGGAACAGCAATTTGCTCTTTTGGATTAGTTGGATTTTTTTCTATGACATATTGTCTACCACTGTCTTTATCATAATAAACAACTTGTCTTGTATCTTTTGCTAATCCAACATCAATAATGTTAGATTTTTGCGCTTTTTCGTAAGTTGCAAGTTCTGCCTCAATTGCCTTTCTTTCATTTAGGCTAAATGGTATTCCACCATCTCCAATATTTAACATACGAGTAAGTTCTGAAACT